CACCATGCGGCACTGCTCTATGCGACCTTTCAGAAACTGCGTCTCTCCCCAATCCTTGGAAAACAACACTGCTTCTTTTAGCTCTTCAACCGATTGTTCTAGCTGCCCTACTACAAGTCGCCACGCGGGCTCCTCAAAGAGCCGCTGCATTTCTTTAAGCTCCGCCAGTACCTTGTGGTCCTGTTCCACGGTTCATTGCCTCCTGCCTTTGGGTGTCGGCCATCTGCGACTGTACCCGCACACGTTGTGCTGCTACTGCCGCGTTTGACGCATTGATCTGGACCTTATCGTCCTCCAGATCGTCCTTCGTCAGGGTGTACCGGGTCTCTGCCTGGAGCTTGGCGATCTCTGCTTGCGCCTTGGCGTTCTCAAGCTCTTTCGCTTGCATCTCAAGCATCAGCATCCGCTGTTGCAGCTCTTGCATCTGCTGCTGCATCTGCTGTTGCTCAGGCGTCGGGCCTTGGGACATCTGACGAATTGCGGTCATCAGCTCTTCCTTGTTAGCGGAGGAACTGTTTTCAAAGATGGCTCGCACAACCAACATGTGCGCAGGAGAGTTGGGTGGAATGTAACCAAGCATGTTGGTCAGGTTGGAGTTCTCGACTTCCTTCGCCATGATCCCCATGGCGGAGTCGATGCGGAACTTCATATCCACCGGATAACGCTCCGGGTCGTATTGCATATAGCGCCACAAGCTCTTGCGGACCAACGGTCCAAGGAACTGGCGCTCAATGTTTTGCATCGTGCGCTTGGAGCGCTTGATGAAGCCAGCTTGTAGCTGACTGATACCTGACGCGGTGCTGTTCCGTGCGTTGACGCCAACGGGGGTTGCCGAGTCCATCGCCCCGGTTCCCATTTGGATCATCCGCTCCAGATCACCCGTGTGCTGGAAGGTGTTAGCAAGGATCGAGGGATTACCGAACTGGATCGGCTCCAGGATCTCGCTCGGGCGTCCGCGGGTAAACACCGTCTTCCCGGGACGTACCCGGAAGTCTGCGTTGCGCGGTAGCCGTGATACGTCTGCACCCATCATCGGGGCAGACATCAAAGCTAGGGCGTCGATACGAGCCCGTAGCTCCGCATCAAGGGCCTTCTGCGGGTTATAGCCCTTCTCGGCTACTCCTCGGCCCCAAAACTCTCCCGGCACACTGTCGTGCTGATACGCGACATAGGGCCGGTCTTTCATACGGTAGGGGTTCTCTACCGCACGTAGTACGAATCCGTCTTCCGTAAGCGTTACAAGCGCTTCTACCATGCCGCTACCCGCGGCGTCGGGAAGGAACACAGCAGGTACGCGACCTGCGTACTCAATGATCTTTACGGAGCTGTCCCGGAGGTCTACGTTGGCCGTAGCCCCCGTGCCGTCCGTGTCCGGGCGGGAGCCCGTGTACGGCGATAGCTCGCCCTTGCGGTAAATCTTCTGCCGCTGCTTCTCCCGGATGGTGTGCATCGGCTTGATAACTTCGTGGGCAACGAACAGAGCTTCCTCGATGTTCGTGGATGCCGGGTCGATCAGGAACTGGTCAGGCCGTACCGCTTCCACGGGTACGGAAATACGCTCCATCTCCACGGGTTCCCCCGTGGGACCAGCTTGTAGCTCAGTTTTCTTGGTAACGTTGATCTTGGCGATCCCCGTCCCGTAGATAGCCCCCATCAGGATAGCGTCGCTGATAGAGCGCTGTACGCCATCCAGGTGGAAGTCCTCAAGGAGCTGGTTGCGATACTGTACAGCGTCGTCCTTGTTCTGGTCTGCAATGTCATCGGTGACATCAAACCACGCCTTGCGAGAGAAGATAGCTTCCTCAATCTCGCTGACGGTCATCTCGATTGCCTGGGACAGGGCGGGGGCGATAAGGCGGCTGCGCTCGCTGTCCGTGTTCTTGTCTTGGTCCGTGAAGAACCCGCGCCAAAGGCGGGTGTACTCGTCCCAGCGTGTACCATACTTGGTGTCGCGCACGTCCCGTGCGTGATCCACCTTCATCAGGATAAACTCGGCCAGGCCGGAGAAGCCGTCGTACTCCTGGCGAGCGTCGTTCGGGTTGTTGGTTTCCCCGAATTGATTTCCTATAGCCACGCCTTAGCTCCTTAGTAGCCTGCTACTTCGTCCATTGGCTCCCACTCGTCTTCGACATCAAAGCCGTCGAACCATGGTTCCGCCATTTGATCCACGTACGACACCGCGTCGATAAGGTCGTCGTGAGATAAAGGGGACGGAAAATCAACGCACTGGTCCAGGAAGTCTTTGTTCCACGGGGCCTTCAGCAGGCTGATGCGACCTTTCTCCGCCCGGCCCTGTAGGGCCCAGGCGATACGGTCGGTCTTGCGCTGGTTTCCGTGTGACAATTCCCAGATCGGAAAGTACACCCCGAGGCGGTTCATCTCGTCCTCGATGTACGGGGTGACGGCGTTCTTTGCCATGCCCTTCTCTACGCCTAGCTTCAAGGGCTTGTAGTCTCGATACGCCTTTACGATCCGAAGCGCGGTTTCTCTAACGTCCCACTGACCGTAAATAAGATCAGCGATACACCATCCGCCAGCATGGTTAAGCACTACTGCGATGGCGTGATCGTCGAGCTTCTTCACCTTCCGACCTCCCTCGGTTTTACTGAAACCGGCAAGGTCGATTGCTACGTAGTAGTCCCCCGGATAGGGAACCTTGTCCACTACTTCAAACATATCCCGGGTAAGGACAATGCCCCCACCGGACTCAAAGGAGGCTTCGATTTCCTGCCGGAAACGCTCTTCCGACATATTCTCAGCCATCATGGTAATTTCCTGCGCAGGCAGGAACGGGTTATCCATGGACTTGAAGGTCCAGGCACGCCAAGAGTCGTCCTCCGTCTGCATGGCGTGAGCCCAAAGCTCGTAGAAGTGATTCTTGCCGTCCGGCGTACCGATGAACAATGCTCCGCCTTCTGCTCGGGCGAGGGCGGGGCGGATAATCATCTGCCACACCTCTTCCTTCATGAAGGCGTACTCGTCCATTACGACGTAGCTAAGGCCGACCCCACGCAGGCTGTCGGGACGGTCTGCACCCTTGATAGAGATGCGTCGACCGTTGACCAGCGTGAGGACGCCTTGGTTCTCGTATTTCTGAGCAATGAGCTCTGACCCTAGCTCTTTCAGGAGCGGCCAGAGGATCTTTTTGCCTTGCTCATACGTCGGAGCAACGTAATACACTTCTTCTAGCGCAAGGTCGACTTCTACGCCGTCGCTTCGTACTTTTGTGTTCTTTGCCGCTTCTACGAACAGTGTCACGGCTGCAAGATACGACTTTCCGAAACGACGACCCGCCGCTACGACCTTAAAGCGGCTGGGGTCTTCGAAAATCCCAAGCTGGTGCTTGTGAAGACTAATATTCACCGGTACGCCCCTTCGGGGCTAGCCGGATTGACAAGCACCAAGATCACCTAGACCTTACGCTTCGTGATGGTACGGTAGACGTTCTTGATGCGATCAAGCACGCCGTTATCCGCATCGGTGGGCGTAAGGGCAACCACAAAGGAGGCGACGATAAGGAACGCCTCAAACACTGCAAAGAGATCGAATCCACTGAACTCCATCATCGCTTCCTTTTAGCTTGGTTAGCTTTAATAGCTTTTAGCTGCCTTTCGGCGGCGGCTCGGGTTTTGTGGACGGTTGGTACGTTTTCGACCTTCCATCCGTTTTTTACCTTGCGGACGGGCACCGTAGGCCACCTTTAGTAGCCCTGGGGCTTGGAACCGCCCGCGGCACCGCCCTTAACGGGGCTTGCCATGCCTTTGCCAGCCTTGTAGGGCTTGGAGCCCATGCTGTTCTTCGGCTTAACGCCCGGACCCTTCTGGGCGCTGTCACTGCACTGGTTCATGTTAGCCATCTTGTATATCCTCGCTTTCTACGTCGATGATTTCCGCCTTTTTAGTGGCGGAATCGGTGGTGGAAATGTTAATTTGGACGCTTTCCTTGCCCGCGACGCTGTTATCAGCGGCGCTTTTGGACATAATTGACGCCCAGACCAGCTTTTGGCTGTCCTTGTCGCCCTCAAGTGCCTGATTTACGATCAGATTGGCTACTTGGAGCATTTTGTCGGCGTTATCCTCCCGGACCGCCTCCTCAACCATCAATTTCAGCATGGTAACCTTGTTTTTGGAGCCCTTTGGGCGTCCGTTTGGGTTACCGCTAATGCCTTTCAGGAACCTTCCCGTCGAATTGTCCCTGACTAAGCTAGTCTCTTGGGACGTTGTATCCGATTTTTCTGTCGAATGATTGGATGTTTGCTCTGAATTTAAAGTCATCTTTGAAGAAATCCTCTAATTCCGGTTCTCGGTAGCTGCGCGCCCTTGGTTCCATGGTTCCCGCTCTCGCTTTGCGAGGCGGTGCCCCGGGACCCGTCCTCACGTTAGTGAGTAACGGGTACGGCCCCTTGTTGTGGTGCCCTACCCTTAGCCCGTAGCGTTCTTTGAATACCTGTTCGATGTCTTCAAACATGAAATAAAGCGTTGGTAGCGGTCCCCAGAGCCAATTCTGAGGGACCCAATGCTTGTCCCAGTACCGCTTGTCCAACACCTGGTCTACGAAGTCCATCCAGTCCCGCGGAGGACTGGAAACGTAGCTCTGGGTGCGCTCGTGCCACACCTGGGGCCACGATGCGCGGTTGTTGAAGTAGTGGAACGCGCTTTCCATGCGCTCCAGCGGATCTCGGACAAACACTACCGCTTCGTTGTACTTCTCTACCTTGTCCTTTGGTACCTGGCCGCCGTTAGCTGCCTTGCGTACGCTGTTAGAACCTACCTTCGGTGTTGCTGCTACTACCTCTCGCCCGATGGGACACCAGATTACGGTTCGGTTGCCACTGATTACGGGGTGCTCGGGCATGTAGTCAAAAGTCATGCCCGCTACCGCTTCGCGGTGCGGGACCCTGCCCGCTTCTTTTTGGCAGTCTTGGCGGACTCCTTGAAGGCTTTGTCCGTGGGAGCACCCTTGGTGCCCGGGGTGCGCATCTTCTCGCCTGAACCGGCTGCGATGCGCTTACGCTTGGCGTTGATGTTGGCGTACAGTCCTCTGGGCATCAGGATCTCCGGCTTTTGGTTCCGCTGCACTTCCACCGCTTCCGCGAGAGGCGGAGCGGGGAGTTG